GGTTGTTGATCGTCTTCATGGGAGGGCTGATGTTCTCCCTGTCGATTCTATTCGGATACATGAGTCGTAGGCTCGATCCGAATCTAAGCGCATTCTCTGCTGCTGCCGGCCTTATCTGCATCGCCATTGGTGCAGATAGAACCGTTAATCCTAATCATCATAAATAATGACATACGCGCCCGTAGACATCTGGCTGATGTCATCCGTCCCGCAAGATGGAATAGCTGTGTTCGATTCACGGCGGGTGCTCCCATCTCCTTTTTTACATCATGTATCCCACCATTCGACAATTCCTCAAAGAAGACTATAAAGAACTCATACTCAGGATGAAGAGTTGTCCTCAGACAGTGGAACTATCTGTCTACGAGCATGGAATCCTTGTTGCTGCTGAGTACCTTTTGATCATCTCGGCTATGCAATCTGAGAAGTTCACTTTGACGGAGCGGTCTTTCCCTAAGTGGATGATATTGTACCGCAATGACATACTAAACCTACTTCCAGATAATGACATCGTTATGGCTTATGCTCTCTTTCACGATTGCGGTAAGCCATTCTGCTGGCAAGTGGATTCAGAGGGTAAAAATCATTTCCCGAATCACGCGACAGTCTCCCATGAGACATGGTTGAGACACGCGAAAGACACCCCAGAAGCTAAGAGGATCGCGGATCTGATTCTCCATGATATGCTCATTCACGGTCTGAAGCCTGAAGGTGTGGATGAGTTCATCAAGCTTCCAGATTGCATTTGTTTGCTGTTGATGGGGCTGGCGGAAGTCTATGCGAACTCGGAACTCTTCGGTGGTATGGAATCGACTAGCTTCAAGATCAAGTACGCCCAAATTGAACGCAGAGGTAAAGCCATCTGCGAACGACTCTTCACGAAAGGAACAACACCATGAACCGACGTACACTCATTGGAAGTTTGATTGCTGCTGTTGCATCAGGAGCAACCTTTGACCCAGAGAAGGCACTGTGGGTCCCAGGAGCCAAGGTGATCTCGATCCCGAAGAAGCCGGTGTTCTGCGTGGGGTGGAAAACTCTTGAGGGTAATCTTGTCATAGACAAGTTCCATGAAGATGGATTTTCTTGGATGGCACGTGGAAAAGGTCTCTCTCTTCAGTATCCGAAATCGATAATTGTTCCGGCTGGATGCGAACGGGCTTTAAATTGGGCCGAGTATTCCCGCACCATAGGAAGAGCAGTGAAGACCTGGGTCGAATATGAATAAACTCAGCTTCGGAGACTATGGAGTTCTCGATCGGTTGTCTGTTGAATCCATGAAGTTCTTCGGTTGGGAATCATGGACTATTAGAGAGACTGGTCTAGCGGAAGTTGTTGAAGGTAGAATCTACATCACTCGCGATGGACGAAAATACCTGAAAGACAACAAACGACCTGAACTACCTAAGGGTAAAAGCAGTAAACAACCGTTATCTGAAGTCCTCGAAGAACTGATCAAACGCTATGGGAGAAAGGAATTTGATGCCGCAGTGTCCAAAATTACCAGCGGATTGTAGCCCCTCCTGTTGGGGTTGCGGCTTCGACTACGAAGAACGCTGGAAGAAGGAAGAACTCAGCGAAATGGGGATCTTCCTCATCTGTCCAGATTGTCAAGAGGAACTAGGCGAAGAAGAAGTGGAGAAGATCGCTCAGGAGAATCCTAATGAGTCTGACAATTCATGAGTCCGCAATTCTCTACACAGTCATGAGGAATAGGAGTACCCGAAATAAACAGTTTTATCTCGGTAAGCTCAGTACATGTTCTCGTGCCTGTCAACAGATGGGTGAAATTCTGTTGAAGATTCCGACAACAGATCCACTGATTCCTGGTGTGTTACAAGAAGTCGTGAAGTATATGGAGTGGGCAGACAAGCTCGACAAGGTCAACCATAATCTGACCAAGAAGAAAAAGTCCCCACAACGAGAAACTAGCTTTCGTTGATCCTAAGTTGACGGTTTGACATCCACTCCCTCAAGTGTTACTCTAGTCTTAGTTAGACAATTCCCCCTAAATTAAATAGGTGATGAAATGAAATTGAAGATTCTTATTGACCACCCTGCGGACCAAGGCACTAGGTTTTTGTGTCCCAATTGTACAGCCAGTAAAAGTAGAGTGATCGGTAATCAGCCTGAGTACTTCTGCACTTATATCACTGGTCCTGGAGATAGTGACACTCATATCAATAAAGAAGTCACCACGTGTTCTGGATACTCCGCGAAAGATGTTACTAGACAAATGCAGCAATCGAGAGCCTATAAATCTATGAAGGATGAAGCTCTGTACATGTTCAATGATGGCCTTCGATATCGATTTGTCACCAGAGCACAAGCAAAAGCCGAAAAGCTCTTGAACACGTGGGAATAAACAAGGAGTAAAGCAGTGAAAGAAGTTTTGGAACGTTTTGACAACCTCACACCCGTAAAAGTGTGTGAGTCGATCCTCAGTATTTTAGAGGAGAAGAAGTTAAGTCCTATTCAGGCAGTCCTCTATTTCTGTGAAGAAAACTCGATTCAGGAGAGAGACATTGCGCCTCTCCTGTCACCAACGATCAAAGAAATGATTCGAATCGAGGCAGAAGAACTTCACTTCCTTAAAAAGACATCGAGGTTACCAATGTGACCGGTTTTGAAGTTTATCAGACCTATGTAGCTCTCAAGCTGCACTTCACTAAAGGATCAAACTTTGATTATCTCAAGAATCCTAAAGTAAAGGCAACTAAGACCACATACGAGAAACGTCGTGATCGTGTATGGTTTGAGAAGATCGCGAAGAACTTCAACAGAAAAGAACTCGTCCATTTATTTGTAGCGTGTATTGTCGAGAAGAATGAACCGGCATGGGTCGGAGATTTGCTTCTAGATGAGGCAGAAACGAGCTATACCGAATGGAAGAAAAGGATTGAGAGTCTGACATACTTCTTTGAGCAAGATCTGAAAACCATTAAGGAATTGCTAGAAGAGAAGAATAAGACATTCAAAGACCTATTCGAGAAACCTAAGAATGAACTTCATCCGATATTGATGCTTTACTACCATAAATACATCCGTATCGAAACTCTGATTATATTGGATTCTCTTCTGAGATTCGCAGACCGATTCGATGAAGAGTTGAAGGATGATCTACTTTGGGAAGAAGTATCCTTCATGATGCGCAAATATAAGCCATTCATTCCTGTTGACTATAGTAAAATCGTAAAAACAATAGGGAGTACATTCCTTGACAATAAGAGAAAAGAAACAACTTCAGGATCTTCAGGACAAAGTTAAGTCTCTTGAGGACGAAAAGAATCATCTGACGACTCGACACGATGAAATGGCTAACGAATTGAAGCAAGCCTATCGTGAGATCGCGAAGCTGACAGCAAAAGAAAGGATAAGCGCTTAAGATGACCACAATACAAGTCACACTTGTTGTACCAGATGATTCAAAGGTGCAAATGGTTAAGATGCAGTTACAGCAGATATCCATTACGTACAATGCCTATATGAAGTTTGGTACGGAAGAAGAGTTCTTCGGTAAGGATGGAAAGAATCCTCCTACTACAGTCACAGGATAATATGGCAACTTTTTTCTCTGCGGACCTTCACTTAGGTCACAAGAACATCATTGATTTTTGTAAACGTCCTTTTAAGAATGTCGTAGAGATGGAGTCAGCCTTGATTGAGCGTTTCAACTCAAGGCTGACTCCACAGGACATTCTCTATCTTCTGGGTGATATCTCCTTTCATCAGGCTGATATGAAGAAATTCTTTGATTCCTTGAACACCAAAAACGTTCATGTGATTCTTGGAAACCATGATCCTGACAAGAAGAACTGGCATCCATCAATTCAATCCTATTCAGACCTTAAAGGTATTCGGATTGGGGATGACTATATTCATCTCTGCCATTATCCGATGCTGTCTTGGAATCGTCAGTTTCATGGTTCTTATCATCTCTTCGGTCACGTACATGGCTCCACTGAAGGCGTCGGACGTTCTATGGATGTAGGTGTTGATACGAACGACTACTATCCTTACGAGTGGTCTGAAATCAAGGAACGGTTGAGTAAGATTCCCTACCCTGGACAGAACAGAACTCGATAGATGGAATCTGAGCAACTGATAAAGGAACTAGAAGCGCTCTACGTTGGACAATGGTTAAATATGGACATGAAACATTGTCCTAATTGCAATCAATCATTTGCTCCAACGTTGAGTGGTATGTTCTGCGATGATTGTTTTCTACAACTGGAGAAACCAGGGTTAGAAACACTCAAGGAATTGTCTCTCGAAGACTGAATTCCTAAAATAAAGGTTGACACTTACCGCTAAAAGTGCGACAATAAATATTGACATTACATTATGAGACTCCTCTGTTGCCGGACACTATGTTTACCCGGAAAGAGGAGAAAGGTGAATACATGATCACATACTACACATAAGGAAAATACACGTTTATATGGATTTCTCGCAACTGAAAAACAGGCGTAAGGAGCTTCAGGAGAAGCTTGAACAGGAAGTTGCCAAGCTGAATCAGAAGGGATCGTATGAAGATGATCGTCTCTGGAAGCTTGACAAGGGTAAGGATGGAAACGCTTCTGCTACGATTCGTTTTCTGATGGCCCCTCCTGGAGAAGACTTTGCGTTTGTTCGCTACTTCCGTCACGCTTTTAAGGGTCCCGGTGGTTGGCTGATGGAGAATTGTCTGACGACTCTGGGTAAAGATTGCCCCGTTAATTGCTAAACTAGCGGCATTGGGGAGTGATCCTCATTGAAAACTCTGTTAATTGCTGAAACACCCTAATAGCTAAAGACACTACAAAGGAGATAGCCGATCACACTAAATACGTGGTGTGATTGAATGTAAACTAGATAACACTTGGTATAGTACGTTTAGAGGATTGGCAAATCGCTTACGAAAGTATGGTTACACTTCAAAGCGATACTATGATGAATTCCTAAAGAAAGAATC